CTTGATACAATGGCTGAAATTATCTGTGGGATTTGTGCCACCAATTTCGGGATGGCTTTGATGAGACCTAACCCAAGCTGAACTGTAAGCTTGATGCCCATTTCGAGCAATTTTGGAAGGTTAGAAGTCACAAAAGAGAGGATGGATTCGATGAGGGTCGGGAGCGATTCTATCAGTACAGGTAAGGCATCCAAAAGTCCTGTAGCCAAGCCTTCAATGAGTAAAAAAGCCGCTTCCAAAATTAAATCCATATTTTCCAAAAGTACAGTTACGATAGTAACTACTGTTGAAATTATCGAAGGGATGAGCTCCGGCAAAGCCTCTCCAATCCCGGTAGCCAAAGTTAAAACCACCTGAATTGCAGCTTCAAGAATGGAAGGTAGGTTCGAGAGAAGTCCTTCTGCCAAAGTTATGATTAGGGTGACAGCACTTGCCGCCACCTCAGGTAGCACTGAAGAAAGACCAGAAAGCAATGTGAAAATTATCGAAGTTCCACTTTCCAAAATGGCAGGTAGGTTATCGGAAATGGCTGATAAAAGAGCCGTTAAAATTTCCTGAACGATTGAGGTAACCTTCGGTATAGCCTCCAAAAGTAAATCAGTGGCTTTACCTAAAGTGCCACCGATTACCTCGCTTATTTTCGACCAATCACCACCGGCTTCATTCATACCTTTTGTGAATTCACCAAGAAGAGAAACACCACCATCAGCCAAAAACTGAAGTTCTGGTAAAAGAATAGTACCAAGTACATTCTTTGCTGCAGAAGCTCCACCTTTAAGCCTTTGTATGGAATCATCAAAAGCACCGAGTTTTGCCAGAGTTTCCTCCGACATCACAGCACCCATTTCTCTTGCTTCATCGGTTAGTTCCTTGATTCCGGCAGAGCCTTGAGCAATGAGAGGATTGAGTTCCTGTGCCGATTTACCGAACAACTGCATAGCCACAGCATCTCGTTCAGTTTCGTTTTGAATTTTACCGAGAGCATCTATACATTCCCAATAAACGGCTTCACTGTCTCGAAGGTTGCCATTTGCATCTGTAACTGAAACACCCAATTTGTCGTAGGCTTCAGCATAAAGTTTTGAACCCTGCCTTGCAGACTCCATTGACTTTACATTTTTAGCCATTGATTTTGTAAGCGTTTCTACAGATACATCAACAAGTTCTGCTGCGTAGGAGTAGGCTTGTAACTGTTCGGTTGAAACACCGGTAACAGTTGACATCGTTAAAATCTCGTCAGCATAAGCCGCCGAGTCAACTGCTAACTCTGTGAGTTTCTTGCCTGCCGATACTGCTGCTGTGCCTACTGCGGCTAAAGCTGTACCCATAGCAGCACCGATGCCTTTAGCTACTGAACCGAGTTTATCAAGTTTACTTGAGGCGGAGTCCGCTTCCTTACCGGTTCTGTCCAACTCATCAGCGAATTGGTCAGCTTGTTTTTCAGCATCGTTAAACTCATCAGCAGTATCATCAAGTGACGATTCGGTATCTTGTAATTCTCTGTTGAGTTTATTAAGGTCAGCTTTTGCATTGTTCAATTGAGTAGCCCAAGCCTGTGTACGCCTATCATTTTCACCGAAAGAAGTCGTTGCATTTTCAAGAGCAGATTCAAGCATCTTGACCTTTTCTTCTTGAGCTTCTATTTCTTTTCGGAGAACCTTGCTACGGGCCGTAACCGCTTCTTGGGACTTATCGTTTTTATCGAATTGGGATGAAACAAGAGTCATTTCAGAACCCAAAACCTTAAAGGCGGAGTTAATGTCTTTTAAGGCATTCTTAAACTCTCGTTCACCTTCAATACCCAATTTGAAACCAAAATTGTCAGACACGTCACCACCTCCTAAATATCGGATGGAATGACATCATCAATGAACAATTCCCTGAATGGCTTTGCTAAACCATGCCACTGTTTATACACTTCAACTTGGTCGAGCAAAGCACCTAACGGCATTAATAACACTTCACGCTCATGTCGATGAAGAAGAGTAACACCGTAAAAAATAAGACGAGCAAACGTTTCATCATCGCTTACTCGTCCGGTGAGTTTTTTTCGTCAGTTTCCTCACTGACAACATTTCTCTTTGCACCCTTATACATTGCTTCCATAATGGCATTTTTGTATTCTGCCAAATCATAAGGCGATGTCATAAGGAATACGATTTCTTCGGTTAAAAGAGGAAGTTTCTCTTCATTCCAAAGGTTGTGAATCATAATAGGCTGATTAGCTAAAAGAGTAATGAGCCATACGATTTCGTCAATGGCTTCTTCGATGTGTTCACTGTTCATAAGTGTTTCACCAAGGTTCTGAAGACCACCATATCTCTTGCCGATTTGCTTTGTTGCAAGGGTTGTTAAAAGCAAATCATAATCTTTACCGCCAATTGTAATTACGGCTTTTCTTTCTTCTGCCTGAACCTCGACAGTAGGAATATGTGATTTCATTGATAATGTCCTCCTAAATTAAGCTGAATAAATAGGTTCGTAAACTGATGTGAACCAAGATGTGATGGTGTTTTCAGTTACTCCGGTTGTACCTTCAGTAACTTCAGCTTTCCACGGATGTTTACCCGCACCATCAGCCTTGTTTCTTCTCATTACAGTACCTTCAATAGTAGGTGTCTGGAAAGTAATGCTGTCACCCTTGGTTTGAAGGTTAGTTGAAGGGGCAGCAAATTTGACACGATAAAGCCAAAAATATCTGTACTTGCCATTACTCTTTAATGCTCTGAAACCAATAGCTACATACGGAGCAAGGTCGTTTTCTGTTGAAATAAGTACACCGTTGTTATCCACAGAAGCACCGGTTAAATCCTTTGCAGCTTCCATACCAATGTCATCAATACCAAGGGAGAGCTTACCACTCTTGAATGCTTTGACATTTTCAGCCTCACCATCATCAGCAAAAAGAGAGGCTTCAGCAAGTTCAATTGTTAAATCCGCTTTCATAGCTTTTGCTAACTGTGTAGGTGTGCCATAGGTTTCATTGCCAAGTTCATCTTCTGTGATTTTCGCATAGAAGAGTTTGTCAAGACCAATAGTTGCCATATTAAGTGTCCTCCTTAATTTCGTAATTTTTTGCTACATCAATAGCATAATTGTGATAACCATTTTCAGGCTCAAAACCGACATAAGTTCTACCGGTAATGGTGAAATCGTTATCAAGAAGTTTTTGTACAATGGAGTTCTTTCTTTCAATGTAATTTCCGTGATTGAAAAGTGATAATCTAACCTCACAAGTTTCAACTGTAGGCTTGTTGTCACCAAAAACATCAAAATCATCTGAAAGAGGAGTAAGAACTACATAGTACAGTGGGGGTTTGTCAGAAAAGACACCCGTTTCAACGGGAATGCCAATTGAATCGAGTATCGCATTGAGTTCTTCAAGGATGCTCATAATTTGCTCACTTCCTCATCAAAAACTGCTTTGACCTTCTCAAAGGATTGTTTCTTTGTTGCCTTTTGTGCAGGTTTCAAGAATGGTTTAGGTGGCTGTCCAACTTTCCCGTATTCGAGAATATTGGCTATTTTTGCGTTGGACGAGCCATCTTTACGAGGTTCTTTGAAACCAATCTTTACATCGTAATTACCATTTTTATCAACGCCAACAGGAGTAGTACCTAAAGCATCTGCAAGTTCACCCGTTGACCGACTCTCGGTTTTTAGGTCTTTTCCTATAACCGATTGTAAGTTAGAGCGTACTTTATCTTCTGCTATTTCAGCACCTGCTTTTAATGCCTTCTCGCATATTTCATCAGTTCTATCACCTAATTTTGAAATTTTAGCAATCATATCATCAGGTAATTTAACCGTCATTTTTGCCATCGGAACTGACCTCTTTTCTCGCTAAAATTTCAATGTACATATTCTTGCTTTTCACATTTTCAACTGACAGAATTTCATACCTGCCATCGTAGCAGTCGATTTTCATATCAGTTGTTATGGTGAGTCGAGGAATATGTCGAATTTTGAAGAGTGAAGATGCCTGCTGAAACAATGCTCGGTTTGACCATTTTTCTGTTGTGTTTTTATCTTCTTTATATGACCTCACACACGCTACAGGTATTTCATTGACAGTAGCAAAACCCTCCTTGTCTTTCCCGTGTTCGATTTTCAGGATTGTAATGGGAGTTCTTAAATCACCAATTGCCATAGGATTACACCTGCCAATCTCGGTCAAGACGAAGGAGTGTATTTACTGTGTTCCATATCTGTATTGCTGCGTTGGTGTTGTCACCGAAGAAACCACCGGTCGAACCATCCCTACTTTCATAAAAATGAGAAGCAAGAAGAATGACACCTTGTCGGGTTGTCATTGACAATGGTTCGTTGGTGTAATAGCCGTCATAACGATGTTGATATTTCTCGGCATAAGAAACTGCGGCGGCAATATACATCTCCAACAGAGCATCGTCATCGTCAAACTCAAGCACCAAGTTGGTCTTGACTTGTTTTAACAAATCTTTCATATTGCCACCGCCTTTAATTAAGCCTTAAGCTGAAGAACTTTAACAGCTTCAGGAAGGATGAGCTTACCATCAACACGCTCTGTTGCGAGGAAACCAACCTGACCTGTTGTTGCGAAGAGCTCGTTGAGGCGTTTGAAAGAACGACC